CGAGGCGGTGCCCTCACTTTATTTACCAAGGAATCTGTTATGGCTAAGCAACAACAGAGATATAGAAAATCAGTAGATAAAGATGCTGCAATGTATAAAACCGAGCAAGAACGTGCTGGGCAGGGCAGAGGCAGTCAGTATGGATATCAGATGTCTCAGAGACCGGCACCATCTACAGTGCGCACTATTAGCAACGCTTCGCCAATTCCACAACATGGGCAAGGGTTGCCTCCAACAAGGCCCGATTATGCCGGTAGGCAATTTAGCGGGGTTACTGGCATTGAGGGGCTCTCTGCTGGCCAGGACATGGAATTGAGGCAGAATGGCTATACGGACATAGGTAATGTGCGATACATACTTGAGCCCAGCACAGGGCAGGTTACGCAGATGCCCCGTCCAGGATCTAGGGGCGAAGCTATTAGTCGTGATGATATGAATCGGATGAAAAGAGATTAATCATGCCTAAAGTTAATGGTAAGCATTTTTCATATTCTAAGGCGGGCCAGAAGGCCGCTAAGTCCTACGCGAAGGCTACAGGGAAGGCTGTAACTAAGCGTAAGGCTAAACCTAAGAGAAAGTCAAAATGAACAAGGTTGCGAGTACTACTGCAAAGCCTGTTACGGATTCGGAAGTGCCCAAGGATGCACTTACTGCGGATGCGTTGGTAAAGCTGATCCAGGGGTCATCTGATGAAACTAAGAGTCTTATGGCTAAAGCTCTTGGTGTATCGACGGTCACTAAGAAGCGGCGTAAGGGTAATATTGATGCGCTTCAGAATATGCGTACTTTTGGAGAAGCATATCATGGAGAGGATTTTGTTCCTGTAGCTCCAGAAGCGATTGCACTTAAAGGTGATCGTGCTGTAGAGCTGTGGCAACAGAAATGGAAAGACGGTAATCAGGTAAGTAGCACGGGTGTTGAATACGACGAAGATTTCGAGGCTTTGGCTCTAACCGCGCAGGAATAATATGACTCCGCAAACTATATTAGACATGGCTCTGCGAAGAGCTGGTCTAGCGTATAGTAACAGTACCTATCGTGAAAATGCGATAGAATATGCTAATATGACTATGGCTGAGATATTGTCTCATCCGTGGGTCTTTCGGCATAAGACTGGTACGTTTAGTACGTCTAGTAGTACAGCAGAGTATGATTTAGCGTCTGATGTAGCACATCTACGACATGTTAAAGACACTACTAATGATAATCCTGTAAAGATTGTTACAGAGAGTTATATTGACGAACTTGACATAGATAGGTCTGAGACTGGAAATGCTAGGTTTTTGTTTCATAGTGGAGTAAATGAAAGCTCGGCAGGTGCAATGCAGATCACGTTATATCCTACTCCAGACTCAACTGCAACTGTGACGTATGAATATGTTGCTCATGTGCCTGATTTCGCAGAATCGAATCTAACTACTGATTTCGATGCCTATGCACCTGTGTGGTTCCAAGCTGCGGTGCTGTATGGAGTCTCAGAACAATATCATTCTGAGAAAGGTGATCCGCAAGGAGCCGCGCAAGAAAACAATTACAAGAATAACTATGTACAAACTGGCTTAATGTATAATAGAACTACATCGTCGGATCGTAAGTTCCGTATGGGACGTAGAGATTCTATACCTGGTCAGTTTGACTTTGTTGTCCAAGAAGGATCATTACAGGTAGCTTCCTAATGGCAATACAAGCTGAAGGAATACAGTACGGTCCTTGGCAGACAATTAATTACTCTGTGCCTGCTATTGACTTACAACCAAACGTATTAGCTGCAATCGAGAATATGTTTCTCGATAATGCAGGATCGTTGAATACTAGGCGGGGTACTGCTAAGTATATCTCTGGAGCACTTAGTGGTACTCCGTCTATAGTAGGTGTAGGAAAACAAAGGTTCACTGCGTCATCTAGCGCGGTGTTTGTAATTGCTGGTGATAAGTTTTTTGAGGATGTTAGTGGAACATGGACTGATCGTACAGCGTCGATCTCGATCACGGATCATGTAGATAAGTACTGGATGACTACTAATGCTGGAGGTACCTTAGTCGGAACTAATGGTATTGGAAATAATGCTCCAATAAAGTGGACAGCAGCAGCAGGTAATATAGCCGCAGCCGGAATGGGATCTTCGAGTGTTACTTCTGCGGATTTGCCTATATTCTGGGATAATAGACTTTGGTATGTGTCTACGAACCAAGGTGAGCGATTAGCTCATTACGTGGACAGCAGCAGCAGGTAATATAGCCGCAGCCGGAATGGGATCTTCGAGTGTTACTTCTGCGGATTTGCCTATATTCTGGGATAATAGACTTTGGTATGTGTCTACGAACCAAGGTGAGCGATTGGCTCATTACTCATCGACTACTGATATTGAGTCTTTTGGTGCAAATGATTATTATATAACTGACGAAAAGATCACTGGTGCTGCGCCTGTTAAGAGTTTCTTAGGATTGCATAACGAAAATGGCATCTACGGTTTGTTCCCAACTGGTAATGCAGACATACCTTATAGTATTCAACGCCGTGCAGACAGAGGGACGATCGCTAGACGTAGTGTTATAACTGATGAATTTGGTAATCAGTTGTTTATGCGCCGTGATGGAATATATGAATGGGGTGGATCTGAGCCGCCTGTAAAGGTATCTGGGAATTTCGATGGTTCAGAGTTCTGGGATAACTTAAACAAAGATAGGTTAATTCATAGTTTTGCTCATTTGGTTACTTCCGATGACCAGATTTGGTTCTGGGTACCTTATGGGGCGAATCAGCAGTATATGAATTATGCGTTGATCTGGAACTATAAGCTCCGTCAATGGGTAGGGGTGTATACTGGAAATACACGTGTTTCAGGAGCTTATTTTGATGATCTTCCGCATCTAGGAGGTTACGATGATGGATTGCTATTTAAACATAATACTGGTACTAATGATAATACCTCAGCATTTACTGTAAAAGCAACTACCGCAGCTACTCCACCTATTAGTATTGCTACGAGAGTACGGTGGTTGTATGCTCGGCATGAGTTCAATGCTGCTGATGTGTCGTATAATACTTCGGTATTTCAGACTGGTCCTGGGATTATTACTAAGTCGGATATATTTGATGTAGGTGATCCTACGGATGCTCTAGTAACAGAGTTTATTATTGGTGTTTCTGCAATTCGATCGTCAACTACGGCTTTTGTAAATGACACAGATCTGCATGGTTATAGCCCTGTGTCGCAGATAAGATATGAGAATAGTTCCTTAGATCAGCCTATTACTGTTCGTCGTTCTATGCTGATGTACAAGCCTATTGGACCTGAAACAGTTAGAAAACTGGGAGTACACTAATGGCTATAGGAAGTTTCAGAGGACAGTTAGAAGGTGCTATATCTAAGCGTCTTACTGCTGATCCATATGAGAAACGTCAACAAGCTGCTCAGGCTGACTATCAAGCACAGGCCGAGAAGGCGCGTCAGGATCTATCAGAGCGTCTAAATAGACTTGGTGTGTTGCGAGGGAGTGGGAAAACTGCTAGTCAGTTTGGGGAGTTTGAGTCTGGGGTACTTCGAGGGCAGCAGGCTATAGGAGCACAGTTTGAGGCTCAGCGTGATGCCGGTGTAAGTCAGGCCATACAGCAGGGCATAGGGATGTATGGCACAACGGGTCAGATGGGAATTGCAGGCAGGCAGCAGTCTGAAGCTGAACGTATGGGCCGATTCTCTCGTTCAGATGGGAATTGCAGGCAGGCAGCAGTCTGAAGCTGAACGTATGGGCCGATTCTCTCGTGATTTGGGCACTAGGCAGTATTTGTCCCAGGATGCTTTGAATCGTGATAGGCAGCGTGAAGCTGAGAGAGCTGCACAAGTCCAGGAAGGTTTTCAACGTGCTGGTGTAACGGGATTGTATGATGGAAATCGTACTGTTGATCAGCAGAGACAGGATTTATCTTATAGACTAGGCTTAGCTCAGACATTTGGTACTGATCTTGGCGGTGATGATGTAACACGACAAACTGAAGCTCGTGCACAACGTAAGCAGCAAGAGTTATATCAACACGCAGGGCTTATGGGAGAGTGGGCAGGAGATCGGACACTAGCAGCTCAACAGTTGTATGGGACGAAACATGCTGCTAGAGGTGCTGCACAGACTATGCAGCAGCAAGAATTAGATCTTCGTCGTGGGGAATTGTTAGGTGAGGTTGGGCCTACGGGCCGAGTAGGTGAGGATCGTCAACGGACCTTAGCCGCACACAACGGACCTTAGCCGCACAACTGGCTTTAGGGGAAATTGGCAGTCAAGATACTCTAGCCCGTGATGCTCTTCAGCAAGAAGCTCTACAGGCTTCTATGGAACGTGGGTTGCGTAGGACTGAAGGCCTGGCAGAGCGTAATTTACGGAGTAGTCAAGCTAGTCTAGATCGGCGAGCAGCTAGTGATATGCAAGCTGCTCAGTTTGGAGAGGCTGCTCTAGAACGTGAAGCTCGTGCGACTGAGGCAGGCCTTGGGCGAGATTTAGCTCGTGAAGAGTTGATGGGATTTAGGGAAATTGATGGACGTAGAGAACAGACTTTAGCTGCTAGAGAGGCAGGCGCTCAGAGGCGCTTAACTGAGGCTGAGGGAAGACGTGAACGTGAGTCTCGGGAAGGTATGCAACAAGCTCAGTTTGGCCAGGAAACTTCACAAGCTGCGCTTGCTAGAACTTTAGCCCGTGAAGAGTTGTACGGGTCTGCGAATCCTATGGAATGGGACCGTACGCTAGCATCTACAGGTCAAAGAGCGCAAATAGCAGCTGAAAGGCGTAGACTCGATGAGATGGAAACGGCTGGGCTATCACAGCGTCAGATTGCTCTCGCTCAGCAGGCAGAGATAGAACGTTCGGCTTTAGTTCGTGAAGGCTTCGAAGGTCGTAGAGTTGGAGTTACTGAGGCGGCACGTAGAGATCAGGTTGCTCAAGAACGTCGTCGTATGGCCCTTGCTGAGCAAGAAATGTATGGAGGCGCAGAAGAGATATCGCTAGATACATTAAATATCGATCCTGGACTTGAAATGGCTGTGGGTCGAGATACTGCAATTCGGCAGGCATTACAGCAGCAACTAGGACGTGAACCTTCGCAAGATGAATTAGCAGCTGTCACAGGTGGACGTTCTATCAGGGGTCGTGAAACTTTAGCAGCTCGCGAATCTCGTGTAGGTCGAGAATTTACGAATTAGACCGAGCACTTACTAAAGGCGAAGCTGCGTTAGACCGAGAATTGACCACGGATCAAGCTCGATTGCAACGTGCTTTATCCCGCGAAGAACTATATGGTGGTGTTGACGTAGATCCTCGCCGAGGTACGCTTGCTGCAAGAGAGGCTGATGCAGCGCGAAGGTTTGCGCGTGGTGAATCTGCGCTTGAACGTGAACAACGCGGAACGTTGGCATCACAAGAACGTGCATTACGAGGGAGGCTAAGCGCTGCTGAGATAGGATCTAGGGAAAAATTGGCAGAAGGTGAAATAACTTCACGAGAAGAACAAGCTGCTTTAGATCGTACTTTAGCCCGTGAAGGTACTACTGAGCAATCACGACTTCAGGAAATTAATCTATACGGTCGTGAGTTGAGCGAAGCTGAACGTGGCATGATAGCATCGGGACGTGGGGGCCCGAGTACAGTAGCTGCTAAAGAACTTGCTCAACGAGGCGAGCAATTTGGGCAAGAACTAACTTCACGCGAAGACATGGCCGCCCAAGAGCGTGCTTTGCGTGGGCGTTTAAGTGCTGCTGAAATAGGATCTCGAGAAGGTTTAGCAGCAAGGGATATTACTTCTCGAGAAGATCAGAATAGACTTCAGCGTGCGTTGGCTAGGGAAGAACTATATGGAGGAGTTGATGTAGACCCACGTCGAGGAACCATAGACTTCAGCGTGCGTTGGCTAGGGAAGAATTATATGGAGGAGTTGATGTAGACCCACGTCGAGGAACCCTCGCTTCGCGGCACGCCGATCGAGCCGCAGGATTTGAACGTGAGCGTTTAGGTTACGAGGGAGAACGTATTGGATTAGCACGTGACGCTGGAGAACGTGAAGCGTTTCGTAATCAGCTTGCCGAAGAAGAACTTTATGGAACGAGTCAACGTAGAGGTGATACATTTGCATCACGAGAGGCTAGACAAAGTAGAACCGAACGTCAAGATCGTTATGCCCTAGAAGATCAGCGTTATGATGCTGCTACAGCACTTGAAGCAGAACGATACGACACTTCAAGGCAAGATTATGAGACTGATCGTCGTATGCGTGATGAAGATCGTGAATGGCAACGTCAAATGGATGTGTTTGGAGCCCGAAGGGCGCAAGAAGCTGTTGGAGGTAGATTTAGTATTAGTGAAGAAGATTTTTTAGCTCGTAGTTTAGATCCTAATTATAAAGCCCCAACGGCAGAAGGGTGGGAGCAACGTAATCCTGCACCTGAACGTTTAGATTTTCCTGAAGGAGATGCGGGAGTAGCTGAGTGGAGAAAAGCGACACGTGAATGGCAAAATGTAAGAAATCAGCGAGAAGCTTATGATGTGCATGAGCGCTTTACGGCTACTGATGATCCATATGCTACTCCTGCACAAACAAGGGATAACTGGCTGAGGGATAATCCAAAGCCCACAGAGCCCCTTACTACCAATCTATCTGAAGATTTAATTCGTTATAATGCATGGGTTAATCAATATTCAACAATTTTTCCTAATGAACCTATCCCTTCGGATTGGGATTAATTTAACATACCAAGCCCATTAATTCACATTGTGAAGGAATAAATCTATGGCTCCTCCAGTTTGGCTACCGTTTGCACTTCAAGCAGGTAGCATGGTTTCTTCGGGAATTGGCAATTATCTCGAAGGGAGAAACCAAGAAAAGTACTATAATCGCGTTACTAAGATGCAGCAAGAGGCTCAGCGTAGGCGGAGAGGGGCTGAGCGTAAAGCTGGCATGGCCAATATTTTCTTTGGGCTTGGTGGAGAGGGGCTGAGCGTAAAGCTGGCATGGCCAATATTTTCTTTGGGCTTGGTGGACGTGCTCCAATGCAGCCTGTGTACCAAGAAGAGCCTGAGATAGATCCTTATGAGTCTTCAGGAGCAGGAAGACTTTGGAGAGGCTTAGGTACTGGACTTGGGTATGCTTCTACTGCTGTAAGTGCGTATGATACAATTCGTAATACGATGATTTCGCAGGCTGAAGCACTTGGCGCGAAAGAAGGTGCTGCGAGACTTACAAGTGCAGTATCAGAATCTAGGCCTGCTTATGCGGAAATTGCAGATCAAAGTGGTTTTGTAGCTGCTACTGCACCTGAATTTACTTCTAAGTTTCAGCCTGTAGAGCATTTCAGTGATGTATTAGGAAATCTTGGTACAAGAGCTAAAGATGCTCCTGTATTTAGTGGTTGGTTTGCAGATGCGCGTGCAGAAGCGTTTGACCGAGGTTACAATACATCTATAGGTACGCTGCAACGTGATTATCAAGGCAAATTGTTTAATGCTATATCTGATCAAAGGGATCGGGAGGCATCTGATCGCGCACTTCGTATATCTACAGCTCATCAAGATCGAATGTGGGATCTTAAGCTGCGCTCAACTACAGCCCAAGAAGAGTTAATAAAACAAAAGAATATTACAGAGCTTGTTAATAACCGTCGAAATAGTCAGATTGCAGTAAATCAGTCTATACATACAGAACTTAGAGATACTGGCTCTGTATACGGCCAAGCATTAGAAAAACGTAATAATATTGATTCTACTTTCGCAATGGTATTAGAAGGTCCTGACATTAGAAAATCTATAAAACAGGGTGAGGATCTAAGATGGATAGTAGAGGGTAATCCTAATATTAGTGCAGTTCAATTTGAGAATTTACTAAAACGCGTATTACGTGTAGGTAGTGACGAAGCTATTATGCGTGATGATATGCTACGTTTAACAGATAATTTTAATAATCTTGGAGAATCGTGGCATATTACTGCTGATAATCTTCGCCAAGGTATTATGGATATTGCTGATGGCAATGAATTAACTGTTGATACTGTAGGTTTGCACAAACGGTTTCTTACTAATAAGAATCTTGCAGGTATGTTAAATGTTTTACAGGCAGAAAAAGAGCACCAATCTTCTGTTATGTATACAGCTATAGGAGATGTTGTTGCAGGTGCATTACAACCTTTTAAAGGTACTACTACTGTAGCTGGTGAGATTTATAATAATATTGATGCTATAGGTTTTTCAAGTATAGACCAAGCAATAGAACATTTAGATGCATCAATACTACCGATTTATATGCCTGAGTATAAGCCTGGACAAGCTCGAGCATTCGCGCCTGAGACAGGTAAATCAATCGCATTAGGTGTTGTTAATAGAGCTCTTGGAGTAGATGCTGAAGGCGAAGTAGAGGGCATAGTACCACCATCTGTTAAGAAATTATTATATACAAATGCAGAATATGAAGATGCACAAAATGCGCTAAAAACCACTTTTGAAGAAGTAGAGAGAAGTGGATATGGGGGTAGCGTTCAAAATGCACAATTATTAAATGAGTGGAGAGTAAAATATCCTAAGTTTAGTGATTTTCCCTCCCAACCTTTAGATTGGCCTTCGTCGCCTAAACAATTAAGTAAGCCTAGGCTGTTGCCTTGGACTTACCATTGGGATCCTACTCTTGATAGTTGGGTCAAGGGAGATGCTAGGGCAATATCTGATTCAACATTGGAAGCCGCTAAGAAACATGTTATACATAGCGAACAATTTAGACCTGCATCTGATAATCCATTATTTGAGCTGACGCGTAAATCTTTATTAAATTTTGGACTTAATCCTCGTGCAATTAAAGCGGGTTTGCATAGTATGCAAACTGATATACTAGATTCTAATTATGCTTGGGGTTTAAAGAATACGTATCCTGGACTTCAGGAAACTTGGAATCCTGCTATGGGTAATATTGCTCCTGGAACTGGAAACTTCTCCGCGCAAGAAGGTAAAGGTAGATTCTTTGGAGGACTTGGACTTGGGCCTGTTTATGATGCATTTTCTAACGTAGCATCACATTATACTCAGCGGTCTAATTACCTTATTCCTGATCCTAGAGGTAGCGTACAATCAAGTAGATCGGCAGAAGCATTTCTACAACAACAGCATGGACGAGATTGGCAAAGAGTGCAGGCAGGTCAAGCTGTCGGACGTTATACAGGCGCAGGCGGGCGATACACTCCTGTACCTTCTTACGGTAGATAAAGGATATAAAAATGGCAGTATCACCTAATGATTTCTCATTAACGCCTCAACAATTACGAGCTCGCTATACTGTATCGGAGCTTGAAGAAACTAAGCGTTTACTGGAAACTTTTGGAGAATCCCGTTATAGAAATGATTTTGTTAATATAACGGCCAAAGATCCAGGTAAGATGGATATGTTTTCTAGTGAGTATGGAGCAGAACTCGCTAGTAATATTGTTCCATCGTTTGTAACCACACTTACTGGAATAGCAGATATGATATTTAATCCAATAGATACAGCTGAAGCTTTGTATGATCTTGGATTAGATGGAACAGTTGATGCGCTTAAAGACCAGTATGGATCTTGGGAAAGCATAAAACGTACTATAGCTACAGATCCTTTTGGGCAAGCTACTGTAGTAGCTCCTGGATTTGGAGCTATGGGCAGATTGCAAAGTGTTCAAAAAGCAGGCGCTATGGCGCGTCGTGGAGTTGGGGGTGCGCTTGAGGGACTTTCTCCTAAAGTTGGAAGTGTTGTAAGACCTGCGGCAGGTTTAGCTGCGGATGTTACCCGTAATGTGGGCCAACCTATAGTAGATATGGTCATGGATCCTGTGGGAGCGGTTGGAAGTGTAGCAGTAAAAGGGACAGCATCACTTATGCGTGGTACAGGAATACTTGGACGTATAGCACTTGAATTTATAACTGGCGAGCCCGTGCAATCTTTGGAAGCTATGCAACGTGCAGGTAGACTTACCGATTCTCAGATGGATATTGCAGGTCTTAATCCATTGCATTGGCTTGGTAGGTTTGACGATCCTGACCTTAAGCGGCAATTTGGAGAAACTCCAACGGAACATTTCAGACGGGCGCGTAGTACTGATCCTGATATTGCGGGAGGATTTCGTGATGAAGCAGCTACAGTGGGTCATATTTCAGCTATTAACCAACAATATGCAAATATAATTCTGCAGGAAGCTGATGGGTTGATGGAAAAAATATTTAGAGGATGGTTAGATGGAGATACATTTTCAGATATAAGGTCTAAAGGATATTTTGGAGGAGCCAAAGGTGGCGGAGCTATCCAAGGTACTGCTACAACTATTCCATTAATAGCCGATTCAATGGCATTTCAGACTAATTTTGTATCTAAACTTAATACTAAATTAAAATCTGCAGGTGTAGGAATTAAATTTAAACATGATCGTGAAACTGGTAAAGTTGATTATATACCTGTAGATACAGGTGTTTATATACCTGGGTCAGAGGCTCGTCAACTTATAACTTGGATACGTGATCAAATAAACGGAGATTTAACTCAATTACCTAATATGAAGAAAGCTCTTATAGGAGATTCCCTTACAGATACTCCTGGAGTTATTCAACAATTACTTGCTCATAGGTATCGCCCAGGCAATGCTCCTACTTTGGATGCATTTTACGATACACTACGTGACTCTTTAGATGAACTTACAACTACGCTAGATACAGGACGTCAGTATAGCATAAATGACTTACTGCCTAAATCTGGCAGTTTACGTGAGCTTCTTGATGATCCTATGAGTCAAGATAATATGTGGGCTCGTATTATAAGGCATGAAAATATTCGCGAAGATTTAGCACGAACATATAGTGCATTTAAGGAGTCCGGTACAGGAGATAGTGATATACTAAAGTCTTATATCAAAGCATTACAATCAGATCCAATTAAAAAACAACTTATAGATGAAGTAGAAAAAGTTACAGGTGAGTCAATTCACGCTGGGATTGCAGGTTTAATTTCACGTCGATGGACTCCATCGTCACTTGTAGCTCGTGGATCTGCTGTTAGTGCTTTGCAGCGTACAGTAGCCGTAGGTGCAGCGGGTGCTGCATTTAACCCGTTATTTTTTATGTTTATACCTTTTTCTAGTCCTAGATTTACAGGTAAAATACTGCAAACTATAGGGCTAGGCCAACGTGCTGCGGACTACGGTAAAGCACTTACGCGTCATATGCTAAATCATCCTGTGGGAAAAGTATTAGGCGATCAAAAACGTACTATATGGTCCGTAGGGACTGTACTGGAACAAATTCAAAGGTACAATGCACAACACGCACCTCAAGCGTCTGTCGGTCTACAACAAGAGGAGAATCGTTAAATGGGTTCAATAACTAGATCTCATTCATTTGTATCTGGCGAGAAGCCCACTGAGAGTGAATGGAATGTTGACATAGATCAGCTTTTTACTCTCGTGAATGGGCAGTTAGACACGAATAATGTAGATACATCTTCGTCTGATGGTGTTAGTGTGTTGAACGCTAACCAGACCATCACGGGTACTAGGACGCATTCTGGTACTGTAACTATGGCCGATGATATTGATCTTATATTTGGCACAAATAGTGACATTAAGGTTCAATATGATGAAGGCACTGACAATGCGTTGCTGTTTGATACAGGTGTCGAAGGTGCAGCGTTGGCGATGGTGCTTAAAGCCGATCAAGGTGACGATGCAGGTGACGCTTGGAAACTTAATGTTGCTGATGGAGGTGTGATTACTCTAGGGAATGATATTGCCTCTAAAGGTACGTATGTTACCCAACTTACGCTAACGCCTAATTCTACGGCAGCAAGCTCGACTACTGCGATTGTAGGACATGCAACGGTAGGCGGGAATCTTACTGTTACTGGAGGTGTGACGGTAGCTGGAGCTAGTGCGTTTGACATAGGTGACAGTGACAAGTTGCTCCTGGGTGATGGTGATGATTTGCAGGTGTATCACGACGGCAGCAATAGTTATATTGCAAATTCTGAAGGTGCCCTTAAGCTCGCTACTGAGACCTCGGGGATAGCGGTTACTATTGGCCATAGTACGTCTGAGACTACTGTAGCAGATAACCTTACTGTCACAGGTACCCTAGGTGCAGGTGCGTCTACGCTAGCGAGTTTAGTGTGTACCGCAGCTGCTACGTTTGGGGGTGGTACTGGGTCGTCAGGAGCTACGATTACTACTGGTGGCGCAGGTACATTTGACGGGATCTTAAAGACTGAGGA